GAAAGGGGAATAATATGAATATTGAAGAAAAGCTAGAGCGTTTTGGTAAGGCCGATGAATCTACAGGGGAGATTGTTGTAGACCAAGTAGCCATGAAGAAGTTCTTTGTTGAGAAGGTGGTTTATCTTCTACGAGAACAAGATAATCTTCGTGAAGATGTTAAGACTGTACTAGATGATGCGAAAGACGCTGGCTTGGATAAGAAGCTAATCAAGAACATTGCCGATAATGTATTTAAGAATGAGCTAGATGCCAAGATTGCTGAACTCCAGGCGATTGAAGTAGAGATTGCTAATCTATATGAAGGAGACGAAGAATGAGTAATGAAACGATGGTAAGTATTTCTTTTAAAGAATATGATCAGCTTCTAAAAGATAGTCAGTTTCTGGAATGCCTCCGAGGTTGCGGAGTTGATAATTGGGATGGATGGGATTACGCACGGGAAGCCTACTACGAAATGAACCCTGAAGAGGAATAAATGATACAAGAGGGCTTCGGCTCTCTTTTGTTTTAAAGGAGAGATTTTATGAGTGAAGAAGAGATCTTTAGAAATTCAACAAACACCAGAGTAATTTTTAAGGATGTGGAAAATTGGGAAGGAAAGTTGAAATACTATTTCATAGTAAATGGTGCAAGTTTCCTAACAGTAGGATACACTGCCAAAATCTATGTGGAGGAGGTTACATACGAGAAGTACGACATAAATAGTAGCCCACGTTTTATGTTTGAAAAACTGGAATACCCTTATATGTGGCTTGGAAATGTTGTGGAGCTTTAAGTATGGAATTTAATCGTGTAGTGATTGACGCTGATTGGTGTATCTATGGTGCTGGATTCTCAGGGGAGAAACGTTCTATTAAGGTCATTGAAAAGAAGTCAGGTAATGAATATCATCTACCTAACAGGACAGCGTTATGGGGCAGAAAAAAGTCAAAAGATGGTGGCTATCTGGAAGAGCTTAACAAGTCTCGTGATACTCCTCTTACTTGGGAAGACTTTGAAATCCTTGATATCCAAACCCCTGAACCAATTGAGAATATTCTATACACAGCAAAGAGAATGATTGAGGGTGTGTCTAAAGAAACAGGAGTTGAGAAGAGACAACTGTTTGTTGGAGAAGGGAAATCATTCCGCCATGGTCGCTCTACTATCCTTGAATATAAAGGAAATCGAGAAGGAACGCTTTTACCAATCTACAAGGATGAGATTAAAGAATACCTGATTAAGCACCAAGGCGCAGAAGTTGTAAGGGACTTAGAAGTAGATGATGTTGTAATCATCGAAGGTCAAAAAGATGGAACTCTTGTTTCTTCTGTAGACAAGGACTCTACAGGCTTTCCAGTATTCCTATTCAATCCTAACCATCCTGATTGGGGCATTACAGATTGCAGAGGACTTGGGGAACTCTGGTGGGATACTTCTGGTAAGACTAAAATCCTTCGTGGGAAAGGTCGTAAGTTTTTCTATAAGCAGCTTTTGACAGGAGACATGACAGACAACTATAAGCCTAATGCAGCTTCTGATGTTGAGTATGGAGATGTGTCTGCATTTCAAGCGCTAGATGAGTGCAAGACAGACGTAGAGTGTTTTACAGCTATCAAAGAGGCTTACCAAAAGATGTATCCATCTCCTGTAAAAGTGTACGGATGGAGAGAAGATATTTTGGAAGTAGATTGGAAGTATGCTTTAAGCGAAGTCTGGGATCTTGCTCGTATGCGTAGAACATATGATGATACAGTTACAGCAGAAGAAGTTTTCAGTAGATACAATCTTTGGACTTGAAAGTGTGGTATAATGACTAAAAAGAATCACGACAAGAATGATAAGTATTGGAAATTTGCAGGAAGCCCTTGGAAGTCTCAAGCTATGTGGTGGAGCTGGATTCGCTCTTCTCTACGTAGAGGTTCTAATAGACACCCAGCTAAGATTGCAAAGCTAAACGCAGAACGTATTAAGATTCCTAATCCAAATCCTAGCTCTGCTAAACGTTTTCCGGAGGTCTGGGGTGCAGTGTGTGGTTGTTGTGGAAACACCTATCCACTTTCAGGGGGTAAGAAAGAAGGAAAGCAAAAGACAACTATCCAGGTTGACCACAAGATTGAAAGTGGTTCATTGAAAGATCAAACAGACTTGCAACGTTTTGTAGAGAGAATGTACTGTGTTTCTCCTGATGATTTAGAATTGCTTTGTTCTGTATGCAACAAGACTAAGGATCTAGCGGTAAAGCTTGGAGTTAGTTTTAAGGAAGCAGAGTGTGAACGGGATGCAATTGCAATTGTTAAAGACAAGCTGGATAAATCTTGGTTGCTAGAAAGAAATATTCTTCCTGCTAGTGCTCAAGCTAATCGAAGAAAACAGATTGTAGAACAACTTAAGAAGGAGAGGAACTTATGATTGAACTCAGTGAAGAACTTAAAGCTCGTAGAGAGAAGTGGAGAGAGAGCTTGGATTTCTGATTCCTAATGATGACGCTACCAAGGGTAGAGAATACAATTTTGAATTTCTTGGTAGAAGTTGGATAGCTGAAATTCGTAGATCTAACACTGGCTTTTGGGACGATTTTCAAGCTAACGGAACAGTTCATACTCATTCAATTGCTCTTCGTAAGGTTCGATATTTGATAGAAAATGATGAATTGCTGCAAGCAAAGCAAATTGTTTTCTTTAAGTGGGTGATTGCATGGGCTAGTTTTAATCTTAAGACAGGAGAACAGTAATGAAAGAAGTTACACCAACAAAAACTTTCATCATTAAACACAAGACAACAGGGGAGTTGTTTAAAGCAGCTTCTGGGAAGACCTCTTGGAAAGCTCCAGGTCATGCTAAGAATGCTTGGAATCAAACAATCAATAAATGGAATATTGCTCAGTACGGTCTTCAAATGGTTGAGGAAACTTCTAGTTGGAGAAACCATGGTGTTCGTACTCCACTATTCTCAGAGCAAGAGGTATATGAAGTTGTAGAGCTAAAGCTTGAATCAGAGACAAAATTGGACAAAGCTAAAGCACTCCTCAATGAATGCCTTGGACGTTGTAATTATGAAGTGCATATTAAGATTGAAGAATTTCTAAAGGAGTTAAAATGAGCCGAATGGAAACAGTGCATCTGAAGATGGAACGCTGCGATAAAAGTACAGAAGATTTCTTCCGTAAACAAACCGAAGGAATGGATGAGTATGACCTTAGTGATTACTGCTCAGACAATAATCTTTATGTGAAGGATGGTAAATGGTGGGAATTCACCTATAAGAAAGAGCTTGATGAGTGTGGTTTCGTAGAAGTTCTTCACAAAGATTCTTCCAGCGTTGAAATTCTTGCACACTACTGCAATGGTGGTGCATCACTAGACGATATTATTGATAGTGTATTTGGAGAAAAGTAATGAAGTTTGATGAAGAAGATTTTGATATGATGCTTAATGCTGCTTGGTCAGCATTTGAGAATACATTGTTTGTGTGGGGAGTTACGCAAGAACAGATTGATAAATTTGTAGATCGTCTTGACAATAAGGATGGTTTCAAAGCAGTAGATGATTCTCTTAGTGAAGTAATTGAATGGAGGAATTAATGAGTTACGACGAATATATCAAAGATCTTGACCATGAAGACTTGAAGAATCTGATCGAAAGATGTGAACGAAAGCTTAAGACAATAGAAGAATCTGGAAAAGTTTCTTTATATCTAGTCTCCTGCGATTGTTTCAATCATTTTGCAAGTCCAAGTGAAGAAGAAGCAGTGAACTGGCTAAAGTCTCTGATTACACTACTCCTCCAGGAAAATAAATTGGATGATATTCGAGAGCTTAGTGTCCATGAAAAACGTATTTTTAAGTCAGAACTTCCTAACTGGAAAGGATTTAATACTCCTCCAGAAGAGTGTGTTCTGTATAAGCATTAAGGAGGTGTGATGAATTGGAAAGATAAGGCAATCGAGTTAAAGGAGCAGGGACACTCAGGAAGACAGATTGCAAAGATACTTGGAAAAGGTAGAACATCTGTGCTACAATTTCTTCGTAAGCACTTTGATCAAATTCCTGCTGTTTCCTCAGAAGTTTCTCCTAAAATTTTACTGATTGATATCGAGACTGCACCTCTTGTTGCACACCTGTGGTCTATGTGGCAAGACGGCGTAGGACTTAATCAAATTCAATCTGATTGGTACATTCTTTCATTCTGTGCTAAGTGGGTTGGAAGTGATGAAGTGATTTACTATGATCAACGAGGTAAGGACAATAAGGAAGATGATTCATTTCTCCTAGGCAAGATTTGGGACTTGTTGAATGAGGCTCATGTTGTAGTAGGACACAATGCAAAGCGTTTTGATACGAAGAAAATCAATGCTCGACTAATTCTGAATGGATTTCCTAAGCCATCACACTATCGTGTAGTTGACACGATGCTGATCGCAAAGTCTCAGTTTGGCTTTACTTCAAATAAACTTCAGTATCTTACAGATAACCTGTGTGAAACTAAGAAGAGTGAGCACAAGCAATTTCCAGGGCACTCTCTTTGGGTTGAATGTCTAAAAGACAACATGGAAGCATGGGAAGAGATGAGACTCTACAACGTAGACGATGTGCTTTCTTTGGAAGAGCTTTATAATGTGCTATCATCTTGGGATCACCGTCTACCAAACTTTGATGTGTACGTAGATGATGTACTTGACATGACTGAATGGGAAAAAGATGGATTCTATTACAGCAACTTTGGTAAGTACCAATTGTACAGAAACAAGGTTACTGGTGTTCAACGTAGAAGTAGAGTGAACCTTCTGACAAAAGAAAAAAGATCACAACTTCTTTCTAACTTGGCCTAATTCTGTGCTATAATACAACTTTAGACGAAAGGAAATAAATGGAACAACAAGAAATTAATAAAGCTGTAGCTCAAGGCCTTAATGAGCTATTTGTGTGGTTTGTAGGATTGCAACCTAACACACGTACAAAACTTCCTTCTGTAAATATTAAGCAGGAAGAGGCTATTGGAGTGGTAAAGCACATTAACTTTATTGCTTCAATTGTAGGCTATCAGAATCGTCTACAGACAAATGAGGACGGTAGTGTTACTGTTCTTCTGGAAGAACTTCCTCTTCCTAAGTCAACAGACGAAGCACTAGAAGAAATTGTAGAATTGAGTAAAGATATTGGACAGGAGTTGTAATATGGAAAGTACGCAAAAGATTATTGATGGTTTGAACGCTCTTGTAGAGATGTGTCATGGCAGTGCTCACGGATCTGGTTGGTGGAAAGATTTGAACACCGGAGTTGACCTTCGAGAAGAAGCTCGCAGTAATTCTCGTCTTGGTAAGGCAGTAGTTGCAGAAAAGCTTTGTCTAATTCATTCAGAAGTATCTGAAGCTATGGAAGGACATCGTAAGAGTCTTGCAGATGATAAGCTTCCACAGTATAGTATGTTTGCTACAGAACTTGCAGATGTTCTAATTCGTCTTGCTGATCTTGTTGGTGCAATGGATGAAAAAGATTTTTCAAAGATTGTTGTAGATAAGATTGTGTATAATTCAACACGAGAAGATCATAAGATTGAAAATCGAATGAGTGTTGGTGGCAAGGCTTACTGATAAGGAGTTATATGTTTGAATTTAAATCTGTCTTGGATAGTCAACACGGAGGAACACATTACAAAGAAAAAGGTATTCAGCCCATTGAATATGCTAATGCTAATGACCTATCTTTCTTCCAAGGTAATGTGGTAAAGTATGTTACACGCTATAAAGACAAAAAAGGTGTTGAAGACGTAAAGAAGGCAATTCACTATCTTCAGATGATTCTTGAGTTTGAATACAATGTTTTTTCTGAGGTATCTTTTTCTGATACAGAAAATCAGTCAGAAACATTTAAGAACCCTTTCAGTGGTTCAGATATTTCTCAAGAAGAGCTAAAGAAGTTTGTGGAATCTGTCGATAACCATACCTCGCAAGATAATGTGCCAGAGGCTAAAGAAGAATTGTGGTATCCTCTAGTCAAGGAAGGTGAAAATCCTTGGATTGAATATGACGGTAGTGGGATTCCTGTAGAAGGCTCAATTGCAGTAGAAGTTCTTTGGAAACATGAGAGAGAAGATAGGACATACCACAGCGCATGCGGAAATTTGGCCGTTGATTGGGACTGGTCATGGGACAATTATGACGGAGACATTGTAGCCTACCGAATTGTTGATTGAAGAGGATAAGGAGAGAAGATGGAATTTCAAATTGGTGATTATGTAAAGAAGGTTACGGGAGAATACAATATTAACGGTGTTGTTGTTAGTGTTTTTCAAAAAATTGACGGAGCTACACGCTTGGTTGTAGAGCACAAGGCAGAAGGTGGCGGAAGTTTTCTACATATCTATGGCCCTAACAACCTACAACTGATTTCTAAGTATAACGAACCGATGGGTAGCTAATATGCAATATGATTGTGATGCACAATATCGTGAACTTGTAAAGCGGATTTTGACCGAAGGTGAAGAACGGCAAGATCGTACAGGTACAGGAACTATTTCTGTATTTGGTGGGCATATGAAGTTTGATCTTCGTGAACGATTTCCTCTTGTACAATGTAAAGAAACACGTTATAAAGTTGCTTTCCTAGAGATGCTCTGGTTCTTGCGTGGAGAAGGAACTACTCATTACTTGAATCGAAACGACTGCAAACTCTGGGATGCTTGGGCTGATGATGTGGGCGATTTGGGGCAAGTTTATGGAGTACAATGGCGTAATTGGAAGTATTGGTATGAAGTAGAAGGATATAATGGCGATTACTACACATGGGATGGTGTTGATCAAGTTAGAGAGGTAATTCAAAATATTCTAAATAATCCACATGGTCGTCGTCATATTGTCAGTGCTTGGAATGTTGGGGAGTTGGATGAAATGGCTCTACCTCCTTGTCATTGGGCACATCAACTTTATGCTACAAATGATGGCTATTTGGATATGCAAGTAAATCAACGTAGTTGGGATATTGGATTGGGCTGTCCCTTCAACATTGCTCAATACGCCCTACTTCTGCATCTCTATTCTCGTGCTACACACCGTAAGCCACGTTACTTAAATTTCAGTTATGGTGATGCTCATTTGTATAATGATCATGTCAAGCAAATGAAAGAAGTGGTTGAACGTCCAGTGTGGTATGATGCTGCAAAGCTTGTTGTTAAAACAAATAATACAGATATTGACGGATACAAACCAGAAGACTTTGAGATTGATCTTTATGATCACCACCCGTTTGTAAAATTAGAAGTGTCAGTGTGATAGGAGATAAGAATGGCAAAAGTACCTTTTAATGTTAGTGTTTTTGATTTGAATCATGTCCTTTCAAAAGTAGGAAAGTCTGTTGATGATTTATCTAAGGAAGAACTAGAAGAGATTTTGTTCTACGTAGGAATGGACAAGAAGGGCTATGAGCTTGAATCAGTGATGCATAGGCCTAAGTATTCCCCTAACAATGAGCCGTGGCTAGGAGGCCGTTATTCAGGATTTGAGAGGCAAGACAGGGAATGGATGTTTGGTGGAAAGAGTACACTAGATAATGTAATTAGCAGTCAAGATGATCTAGAGCATAAGAAGGATCTATTGATGATGAGTAGGCAAGCTAATTTCACTTTGGAAGAATGTGAACGAGCAGAAGCAACATCACGTAAGAAGCAACAATAAGAAGAGAGGAAGTTTAGTGAGTAATATTCCGCGTATCCTTACACCGAAGGACACATTTGTAGTTGATTATCCAGAAGCAATCGAGTTCATGAATAGTCAACAGAAGATTTTCTGGCCTCATTTTGAAGTTAAAGTTGGTAAAGACAAGCAAGATATTCTTGTCAACATGACAGAGGCAGAGCGTCATGGAACTATCGAAGTTCTACGACTCTTTACAAAGTATGAAGCAATTATTGGTAACGAGTTCTGGATGAATTGGGTGATGAAGAAGTTTCCTCGTCCAGCAGACATCCATCCAATGGCTGCAATGTTTGGTGCAACCGAATTGGCTGTACATCAGATGTTCTACAAGACCTTGAATGAGGAGATTGGTGTAGCAACTGATGAGTTTTACAATTCTTACAAAGAGGATGAAGAACTTGCAGCACGTATTTCCTACCTAGAGAATGCTCTAGAGGGCGATAATGATCTGAAGGCTCTTGGTAGCTTTACTTTTGGAGAAGGTGCTGTACTTTATGTATCCTTTGCATTCTTAAAGCATTTTCAGAGTCAGGGGAAAAACAAGTTGTTGAATGTTGTTTCTGGTATCAACTTTTCTTCGCGAGATGAGAATCTACACAGTGAAGCAGCAGCATGGTTATTTCGTACTCTGAAGAAAGAAGGTATTGAAAGTGGACTGTATTCTGAAGATTACTTGAAGGACGTTGAAGACTACGTCTACAAAGCAGCACACGAAGTATTTGAACATGAGAAGGTAATCATCCGAAAGATTTTCTCTAAGGGTAAGATTGACGGTATTACGGAACATCAATTGCAAAACTTTGCTATGAGTCGTATTAATCTTTGTTTGAAGAATCTAGGCTATAATCATATCTTTAAAGTAGAATACAACCCAATTAGTTCTTGGTTTTATTCTGGGATTAATGGGTATATGGCACAGGACTTTTTTAACTCTCAGGGTAATCAGTATTCTCGGGATTGGAGTGCTCTTGGTTTTACATGGAATAAGAAAGGTTAAGAATAATAATGTCGAATGTGTATGAACGTCTGAGTGAAGAGCGTAAGAAGCTACAAGAACAAGACCTAGCCCCTGCTTTTTGGACTACAGGTGGTTATCAACTATTTAAAGAGAAGTATCTCTATCAAGCTGCGAATCCGCGTGAACAATATGAGCGTATTGCACGAACACTATCAATGCACACTCCTGATCCTCAGAAGTGGTTTGGTAAGTTCTTTGATATTATGTGGAAGGGTTGGCTGAGTCCTTCTACACCTATTCTTGCTAATACTGGTACTAGTCGAGGCCTCCCCGTCTCCTGTGCTGGAAGTTTTTTTCCAGATTCTATTGATGGAATTTATAAGGCAAAGCATGAAACAGCAATGCTGACTAAGTACGGATTTGGTACAGCAGGCTATTTAGGTGATATTCGACCACGAGGAAGTAAGATTTCTGTTGGTGGGAAGAGTGTTGGTGTCCTTCCAATTGTTCAAGGGATGCAATCGGATATGGAGTATGTAGCTCAAGGTACTGCTCGTAGAGGTAGTTGGGCTGCTTATCTCCCAGTCAGTCATGGGGACTTTGATGAAGTATGTGACTATCTAGAACAGCACCCAGACGGTAATAATGTTGGATGGGTTTGGAATGATGTAGATACTGAGAAGATGCATGCTGGAGATGAGGAAGCTGTTCGACGTTTCCAACGAATCATGAAGACAAAGATGGTGACAGGGAAGGGTTATTTCTCATTCCAAGACAAACAGAACCGTGCACGACCTCAGTGGTATAAAGATCACAATCTTGATGTGAAGGCTCCACAGCTTTGCAATGAGGTTATGCTTCATTCTAGTGAAGACTATACATATACTTGTGTTCTAGCTAGCATGAACCTTTTGTTTTGGGATGACTGGAAAGATACTGATGCTGTTTTTACAGCCACTGTATTTCTAGATGCTGTTGCACAAGAGTTTATTGAACGAGCAAAGAATATTTCGGGCCTTGAGAAAGCTGTAACTTTTACTAAGAAGTCTCGTGCTCTTGGTCTTGGTGCTTGTGGTCTACATTCCCTCTATATCAGCAAAATGCTTCCATTTGGTAGTCTTGAAGCTTATATGCTCAACAGTGAGATTTTCCGAATTATTCGAGAAAAAGCTGAAGAAGCTACTAAGTGGATTGCAGAGCAATATGGTGAACCAGAGTGGTGTAAGGGCTATAGCCGTGCTAATAGCCACCTTCTAGCAATAGCTCCAACAAAGTCTACTAGCCTTATCATGAGTGCTGTAAGTGAGGGAATTAATCCAGACACGGGTATGGTATTTACACAACGCTCTGCTGGAGGTGAGATTGATCGCATTAATCCTTTCCTACTTGCTCTGATGAAGGAACGTGGTGTTTACACTAAGACTACTGTAGAGCGTATTCGGATGGCGATGGGAAGTGTACGGAATGAAGACTGGTTGTCTGACTATGAAAAGGAAGTATTTAAAACTGCTTTTGAAATCAATCAGCACGATATTCTGAGTCAAGCCATTGATCGAGGTGTTTATCTTGATCAATGGCAGTCTCTGAATCTTTTCTTCTCAGCAGAGGAAGATGAAGCAGTTGTTGCAGAAGTGCATCAACGTGCTATTGAAGATGAAGGTATTCTCGGTCTGTATTATGTGTATTCACAAGCAGGAGTTCAAGCTTCTAACGGTGAATGCATGGCTTGCCAATAAAGATAAAGGGCTTCGGCCCTCATAACGGAAGAAAATAATGAAAGAAATTAACCTACTAACAAATCAATTCCTGAATCTTACAGCTCAAGGAGTTGCTAACACAAAGATTTTATTACAGAATCAAGGCCCAGATGTTATGTACATCTTCAAGCAAGCTACAGCCCCTACGATGGCTAATCCAGCGATGGCTTTGTTCAATTGGCAATCTGTAGAAGTGGACAACTCTGGTGGTGATATTTGGGTAGCTTCACAACAACCCGGTACAATCTTTGTCTCAGAAACTTCTGATCTTGGTGTAGCATCCACTATTGAATTTCCTCCAGACATGTATACCTCCACAACTGAAGGCTTTCGTCGTCTGCGAGTAGACCAAGGGCAAACCGGCTTCGTATCTGGCCGCGAGTTTCGTACCTTCTTTGAGTTTAATATTCCTGCAGGGAATGTACAAACTCTCAAGTTTAATTCTCCAATTGATTTCATTCTTTGGGAGCAAAATCTTGAAATAGATGCAGGGAGTATTCGCCTAGAAGTGTTTACAGGGACGGTTACAGAGATTGCAACATTCAACGTAGCTCTTCCCAAGGTGGGAAAGAATCGTATGCTGTCTCGACAGCAGCCTTATTACACTTCTGTTGTAAATGCAACAACACATACTGTTCCTGTAGCTCTCGGTAGCAGTATTAATATTGCTTCTGCAACACAAACTGATAAACTACGTCTTGTGGCAGCTAATGCTACAGCACAGCAACAATCTGTCTCTGGCGGTGCTCAGTCTGAACGTGGTATTCCTCCTGGTTCTTACTATATCCGCCTGCACAACTTTGGGTCTGGTGCTGCTACTGGTACTTACTCTGTAATTTGGGAAGAACGTCCTTAAGGAGACAATGATGGAGAAAATTTCTTTGAACGCTTCTCCATCTTCAATTCTTTATGCTACAATCGGAGATGTGTTTGAGCTGGATGGGAACTTGTTCTCCTTTGCAGGAAATGGGCTAGTTTACTTGACATTGCTTGACAGCTCTGAAAGTGAGTGGTATAAAGGAAGTGGAGATGAGAAGTATGTATGGGCACATGTTAGAAATGAAGCAGGGTATGCCCTAATGACAAGAGAAGAACTTTATAGTATTCTTGAGTCTCAACAGTATTTTATTGAATAAGGAGAAAATATGCATGTGTGTACAGTTATGGAAGACCTAGGTTATAAAATAGCTGAGGGAGAGGTGCCTATTGATCTAATCTGTTGTTGGGAAAGCGTGGTTGAATTTGTTGACCGTAGTGGAATAGTAGGGGTTTCTAGAGCGTGCAATATTGTATGGGAGCATGATTGTGAAACTCCTGAATATGACGTTGTATGGTGGAAACTTAAGGAGAACGAATGACCGATACAGTAAAAATTAAGTTGTATGTTGGTACAGGCTTTGCAAATTGCAAGCACGAAGACATCTTTGAAATTGATCGTGAACATTGGGAGTCTATGTCTTCAGAAGAGCAAGAGAATCTGTTGGATGAGTTGGCTGTTGATTTCCGAAACAATGTTATTGAATGCACCGCTTGGGTTATGGAAGAAGGAGAAGATTAAATGTTAAGTCAATATGTAGTAACATCAATTGAAACCAAAGCTCTTTGTTCAGTGTTGCGTAAAGCAGAGAGTAAAGGTGAACGTTCTCTTGTAGAAAAGATGATTGAGATTTGTGATACTCAGAGTGGACTACGCTTTGAGGAATTGTGGAATTGGTGGATGAAGCATAAGCAAGAAGATTCTAACAAAATAACTATTGATTTTCAAAAGCAATCCATTCCAGATCCGCTTACTTTCAAATGGCCTACAGATCAGATTACCATTAAGTGCTAAAGAAAGGAATTAAATGCTAGGATTCAAAATCTATGGGAAGTCAAATTGCTCAGGTTGTGACCAAGCTAAAGCTCTCCTAGAATCTAAAGGGCTTGGTTATGAATATGTGGATGTGATGAAAACTCCTTCTGCTCAAGCTCTATTTCGAGAAAAGGGGTTTCGTAGTGTTCCTCAGGTGTACTACAACTCGCAACATCTAGGTAACGCAGAGGATCTTTCTCGATTTCTGCATTCTCTAGAAGGTCATGGAAGTTAAATAACCACACAAACAACTACAC